CTCTTTGCTGCCAACTTCTCCGCTGCCAACTTCTCCGCTGCCAACTTCTCCGCTGTAGCTATATCGGATAGCAGGATAGAATTTCCGAACTCTCCTTTTTTGCTTTCACACGCCTGACCGACCACACAGCCCTGCTCTCTTCTTACGCAGAACTCGACGCCTGCCCGGCTCATGGTCTGCAGCGTGGTGGCCCGAAGCACGCAGTCGGGGAAGGAAAGCTTTGCGAGGGTCTTCTTGCTTTGCTTCAGGTTGTCATCATTGGCCTTCTTTACGGATTTGTGGAGGTCGGGAGCAGTGGTGCAGATAAGGTCGCCCATCATGTTGGTAACAAATGCGGTATTCACATTCGCTCCGTTCTCGTAGGTGATGGTACATGACACACCGATATAGGTGACGTTCTGTCTGATGCTGCTCATGGCTGGAGCGAAGAGAAGGTACGGTATGCCACGCTCTACGTACCAGTTGCAAATCTTCGAGAAGATGGAGAACGGAGGGTTGTCTATTACCACGCAGTTGTCGGGGTAGTCGAAGTGCTCGAAATCTCCTCCAGGATAGAACGGGCGTACCACAGGGCGGTCGCCAATGTCGAGGTGCTCGCGTGCCCAGCCAAGTACCGCCTCATACACAGGTGGGGGGGTATAGCAGTCGTCTGTTGTCTTCTTTGGCTTGAATTTTTCTATAAATTCATCGTAATCTTGTTTTTTCTTGCTCATATTCTTGTGGAATTGAAATGTTTATTATAAGTTTGCGTATTATATAACTTAAAGCATTTATAGATTATGACTGATACTATTTTAAAAGTTGGGGATAATACTTCCAATGTAGAGCAGCTAACTGCCAAGAAACAAAACGTGGACATGTTACTTCAAAAATTAGTTTCTCACCTGACCGTGATAGACTCCACTGTGATTGGACTACTAACTGCCCTTTGTGATACACATCAACAACCCCTGCAGAAAGTGACTCTGTTAGCTGTCGGTGCGTCGTTACTATTTCTATCTCTTGTGGCGGGTATATATTGTATGTGTCGATACTATATAACAATGTTAAAAATTTACTGCGTACTTGAAGGAGAAAGCAAGAAAGATCGCCCAAACTATGGTTCTCATGAGATATCTTACGGACGCCATTTTGTTCATGCAGCAATATTTTGTCCCGTAGGCTTATGCGTGGGGCTTCTATCTTTGCTGGTATCACTATTTTTATAGTGTCTATTTCATTCCATGGTTTCATGGCTTTCTCGTTTTGTTGTTTGGTGACTTCATTAAAAAACGAGGTATAGTCTTTTTTTTCTTCCATATTCTTGCGAGTTTAAAAAGTTTATTGTATCTTTGCGGTGGAAATAGCTTCAACGTCCCAATGGTTCCTTCGACGAGCCGCGTGGATGTTTGGAGCTATTTCTTTTTAAAGGCATTGTAAAGAGTTTCTTTTTTGTCTTTCCTTATCTCAGTCTTAAGCTGCCAAGTTTCTCCGCTGATTTCAATTTCGTATTCATTATACCCGGTGGCACCTCTATCCTTTTTCTTTTTGATATTTCTTATATCTATCTCGGATGTCATATCCTTTACTTCGCCAAGAGGGCTGAACCGAACGAATCGGAGGTTCTCCAAATGCTGTGCTATCCATTTCTGCGCAGCGACCTCTTCGGCGGTCCTGGCATGATCCAGTCCGAGACGTAGTGTCTTTTTGGTCTGGAAGTAGTTGCCTGTTTGCAAGCTTTCAGATTTCTTTGTGAAGTTTTCAGAAGACCGGAGTAACTCCTTCTTGCTTACACATACTTCTGATTTATCTCTATTCAGGGCGCAATTTTGTACGAATTTACATGCAGCACATATCTCGTTGTCGGGGAGACTTAGAGTCAGCTTTCCCTTCGCCACATCGCAGTCATTACACCGCCTGATGGTGTAAGGGTTATAGTCGGGCATGGTTTTGCCCTGCTTGCCACTGTTGAAACGGAAGATGTTGTATCGTTCGCCGTTCATGGCTTCCTCGCCCCTGCTCATGGCTTCAGCGTGCTCTGTAGCCGGATATTTCTGCTTGCGCACCTGTACCACGGTACAGCGGCAGTTGTGTGCAATGCCTACGGGCACGATATACGACTCATCTTTGTCGATAGAGAGGTTAAATACCTTGGTATTTCGATTCTTTTTTGTAACTTTGCCCTCAACCAACACATAACGATTATGGAAAAAGGTATTTCTCAAGAAATCAAAGAACGAGTGGAAGCCATCGAAGGAATGAATATCCTTGATGCCGCAAAATTCAGATACGTCACAGAACAGAGAAGCTTCAGATGGCTCGTTGCTTATTGGAAGGTGAACGGAAGAACCGTGCATCGCATTCTTAGCATACTGGGCATCCCTATCAGGCATGGAAGCGCAGCTGTCCGCGTTCAATGGATTGGAGCGGAAGAAAGAAGAAAGGATGCAGCCAAACGTCTTGCTCAGACAAACCATGAACTTGCAGCTAAAGGACTTCACGTGCGCCAGGGTAAGACCAAGGAAAATAGCGGCCTCATTCGTGATATATCGAACAAATTGAAGCGCACCTCTTCTTTGCTTCGACCATCTGTAAGAAAGAATGCGATCGAAAATTCCCTTGCCACTCGCAAGCTTCATCCAGAGCGGATGAGCGCACTGGGTTTGCCATTGAGTGAAAGCGAAGAAATCATGCGAAGCCACCTCCTTGCAATGGGCTTTCCATTCGAGGTTCGCAAGCTTATTGGAGGCTACGTCGTAGATTTCTTTATTAAAGAACTCAGGCTTGTGATTGACTGCCAGGGACGCAACCGCTTTCCCCTTTCTTATACACGCCATCAGTGCATAGCAAAGGAGGGTATATATGTTGCCTACTGCGTGAACGAGCAGGTGAAGCGGAGAACGTTCACCGACCTGGATAATTATATCTCCCTTGTGAAGGTTTTCCGCAGCGACCCATCCTCTCCTTGTGCAGAAGCGGTGATTTGGGGTGCATGTGGATTTCGCCCCTTTGGTGATGATAGTTACAAGGTCGCCCTCAAACGGACGGGAAAGCGTGGCTGTTACCTCACGGAACTCTCCACTTCCTCCGATTACTAAGTCTCCCTTCTTGATGCTGGCGATGTGTTTCCAGCCATTAGCGGTAAGTACGGGCGTATTAGGAAGGAAACAGTTCCATCCATTCGGCGGGTAATAGGTTTCCCAGAAAGAGTCGCTCATGGGGAGTGTTACCCCATCGAGGGCAGCGTGTTCCGGACGCACCTTGTCATCCTTGGCCGTGCGGTACTGCAGGTAGTATCGGTCGCCATCCTCGCTGAACTGTTCCCACTTCGCCGCCATGGTGGCAGAAGCCTGTATGAAGTTGTATTCGGCGTGCAGATAGTTGGCATTGTAGGTGTCGTTGATCTTCTGTACATCGTTCAGGAAGCGTTCGAACGGCTTTTTATTGCCATTCTCATCGAGCATGGAAGGGAAAGCCTCGTTGAGCTCGTGGAACGTCTTGATGCCCGAGAAGATGTAGTTGGAGCGGGTAAGCCGCTCGCGCATCTTGTCGCTCATCTCTACCTTTTGGAAGCCGCCATCAAGGATGCCCGCATGGGTGGTGATGAATTCCTGTGCCTCGTCACTTGCCAGGATGTTGATGTCGAGCTGCGCTCCCTTCTGACGAAAGAGACCCTTCATCATCTTATTGAACTTACCAGTAAGCCGCGACTTGATCTCCTGCCACTGCTTATCGCCCATGAGCTGGATAGCGTCGGGCACGTCCATGCCCTTCAGTATCTCCTTGTATCTCGAGTGTAGCCCCTCGTAATCTTCGGGGCTCAGTCGAAAAAATTCTTCAGGTCCTTTTTGTTGTCCTTCGGGTCTTCCTTTGGATCTGCAGGTTCACTGCCGAAGAGTGAAGGCTGCTGGATACGTTCACCTACGGGCATATTGTATTTGTCGGCGAAGTACTTGCCGTCCACCTCGTATCGGTCGGATATCATCTTCTCGTACTCCATCTGCTGCTCCGGGGTATAGCTTGGGCTGTCATCCCATGCGAAGTGATAACCCTGCAGAGGAAAACCGTGGCTGATCATGCGAGGAATCAGCTGGTTGTTGATGGTGTTGGCGAGCAACTTGGCATCGCTCTCCACTAAGTTTTCAAACACCTTCAGGTGGGTCTGGCTCTGCGAGAGGCTGCTCCCGTCCTCGATAGTCATGGTCTGGCCTATGATAAGTTTGGAGATTTCGGAGTTGGCACGATCCACACGCTTGTCGTAAACGTTGAATGCGTCGCTCTTGGCGCTCTCTACGATTTGGATTTCTGTACCCGTAGGCAGTACGGCATAGCCAGCCTGACCCATGCGCGCCATCATGTCGTCGATGCGGTCCACCTCCTTCTGATCCCTGGAACTGGTGGTGGCAACGCGCAGCGGCATGCCGAAGATCTCGCTGAAGACGTCCCATGCCGCCAGTACGTTCTTCTTGGGTATGCAGTGGAGCGAAGCTTTGAGGTAGAGGCCGAGGTCGTCGGGTCTGCCCACCTCGATGAGGTTGCCGAACCATTCCGGCTCGTGGTAGTCGATACCAGTGGTCCAGTCCTGTCCGAGGTCGGTGATGACGCGGTGGTGCTCGGGTATGACGTACTTGCGATCCACCAACGTCACACGGTTATAAGCGAGGCATCCGTCGCCATCGGTACCGAGGTCTCCGAGTTCGATGAGCGAATGCCCCCAGTAGGGAGTAGTAAGCACGAGGCGGCAGAACTCCACGAACCATTCCTGCTCGAGGAAGTGGTTGAGGTCGTCGTTGGGTGTGCCGTTCTTGTCCTCCAACTTGAAAGAGCGAGACATGACGAAGCCCTTTCGCTGGTCGATACAGCCAGAGAGGTGGGCATCTATCTCGGTGTCGCGATAGATGTCGTAGAGCGCCTGACGGTTGGGGCTTTCCACGCTGATGGCGAGTTGCCACGCACGTCGCCACTTCTGAATGTCGCCCTTGGTGAGTGCTTCGGTGGTACGCTGCAGTTTGGCGATGATGCTTTCCACCTGTCGGCGGTTGTTCTTGCCTACCAGTTCGATGTTACCATATTTGGTCCTCCAGAGCTGCGGTCGGCCGAGGAGTGCTCTCCAGGCATCCTCTATGCGGTCTTTGGCTCTATTTATGTTCAATCTTGCCATTTTCGTTTAATGTTTAATTTAAAAGTAAAAAAGTAAAAAGGTAAAAAGAGCCTTCTTACCGATTATTATTCCGACTAATACTTTACCAGCTGTGGCGGTCGGGCCCGTTGCCGTATGCCAGGACACCTCCCTGCGAGATGTCGTTGCCCGACTCGTCAGTGGCGACGGGCAGGTCGGGTACTATCTTGCCTGCCTGTACGCCCTCGAGCCACTTGACGGCGCGCTCGTAGCGCTCCTTGCGGGTCTCGTAGCCCATACGGTTGGGGAGCGATGCAGACATGTTGTAGAGCGCGATGTCGGCGGTGTACATGACGAGCTGGCGGTTGCGCTCATCGCCTTGGGTGGCAAAGATGCGGTCGGTGTCGTACTTGGGTCGCAGATAGCCTGCCACTTCCTCCTGTGCCTCCGCAATGGCGTTGCTGATGTTATCCGGGTCGGCACCCGTGATGGCCTTGAGCGAAGCTTCGCTGCTCACGACCTTGAAGTCTTCCTGTGTGATGAAACTCATAATTTAATGAGAAATTAGAAATGTTTTTGTTACCATGAATTCTTTGGGCGCATTCTCTTGACTATTCTCGGAACGAAGGCAGCCACTCTGCCCTGCTTCTGGAGGATATAGATGGCGCCCTCGTCGGCATCGGGCGCATCATCGTGTGCACGGCTGCCATGTTCGAGCGAGAGTGTCTGGTCGATGCCCACCTGCATATCCTCGGAGTCTCGGAGCGCCTCGTTGTAGAACACCACGCCCCGCTCCCAGAGTGGAGCTATGGACTCGATGCGCTGCAGCTTGTCGGGCTTTTTGCGGTTGTCGGCCGTGATGGGCAGCTGGTAGCCCCGCAGGTCGCCCTCGGCGGCAAACTCATCGAGGGCAGTGTCCTGCATCAGGTTTGCCTCCATGTAGAATTGGATGCTTGCGCCTTCTTCCAAGCTTCGCTCGTAGAGGTTGTAGAGCCATCTCACCATGGCGCCTGTGGTGTCCTGACGCACGAAGCAGTCGATGAGGTGCAGTTCCTTGCCGATGCTTCCCCAGAGTCGGCACGCCTTGTAGTCGTTCTCTGTGGTGGACTTCCAGGACGGGTCGGTATAGCAGACTAAGGCATCGTACTTCGAGAGCTTCGGCATACGCTTGTACTTGATCCATTCGTGGCGGAAGATGGTACCGTCCTTAATAGGGTTATGCATCATCTCCTTGTTCCAGTCGCGGTAGCCCACGAATTCACGGTAGGCATCCACCTCCTCGCGCGTCCATTTCTCCTGCCATGTAGGGTCTCCGTTCTTGTCCACGGCATACACCTTGGAGAGGAACACGCCCTTGGTGTGGGCGATGTTGAAGAGCACGGAGTTCTTGGAAATGAGGTTGCCCACCATGATGAAGCGGCCACGGCCCACGTCCAAGGAACCGAAGAGGGCTGACTTAACCCATGAGGTGAGTTCACGGACACGCTTCTCGTTCTTGCAGAGCTCATCGTCATCGAGGTCGTCGATGACGATATAGTCGGGACGTGCCTCACGGTCGCGCAGACCACGAGGACTCTGACCGCGGCCACAGGCCAGGAACTTGACGCCGCACTGTGCCTTGAACTCACCATCGGTCCAGTCGCCACCAGAGGGTTTCTGTTCTCCGAAATCCGCCTTGAGTCGGTCGTTGTATTCTAACTCAGCCTGGATATCACCTAACAGTCGGCAGGCAGCATCCTCGCTCTTGCCCACGATGACCATGAAGTTGATGAGCCTGAGAGGCTGGAACATGAGCCACAGGGGCAGGAAAACGTCCAAATGGGTACTCTTGGCGTGACCACGAGGCCACATGAACACCGCCTTCAGGTTGGGCGTAGACTTCACCTTGCGTGCTGCCAGGTTGTGGAACGGCGCATTGTGGATGGTGCGCAGCACCTTGCCGGTGGTCTTATCCTTGAGCTGCAGGAAATGGGGAAAATAATATTCGCAGAAGGCAGCATAGTCCCTCTGCAGGGAAGCAATGCGTTTCTTCCGCTCTGTCTTGCTTTCGGGAGCCATGAGCGAGGTGTCGGTGAGCGCTGCTATCTGCTTGCAGTGTTCCCGCCATGCCTCGATGGCCTGTTTCTTCTCTGATAGTGTAGCCATCCTTCTTTGCTTCTAATTATTATTATTATACCTTAGAGTTCACAACCGAAACCATTGTTCATCTTGTCGGAGATGAAGAGATCCTGGTAATAGTTGAATGTCTTGAGGAGTTCGGGTGTGATGTTCGGGTCGGTCTGTGCGCGGAACTGCATCCACTTAGAGAAGGCCATAAACACCTCGATGGCATCCACCACGTTGGCTTTCTTGTCGAGTTTCTGAATAACGGACGAGAGTTTGGCCAATCGGTCGCCCAGTCCGGATATCTTGTCTGGGTCGCCGGATTCGTTGACCTGACTGATGAGGGTGTCGATGGTGAGGAGTAGTTTGTTGACCAGCTCCGGTCGTGTCACGTTCTTGGCGGCTCGCTGCTCTTTCCATCCCTCCGTGTTGGCCCACTTGGATATTGTTACCCTTGATACCTCAATCTGCTCGGCTATCTCTGCCTGTTCCTTACCCGCCATATAGAGGGTTCGGGCGAGGTTCTTCTTACGTTCTAATTCTGCTTTTGTCATATTCTAATATTGTTATAATGTGAATAGAAAACCACGGAGGAGCTTGATGCCCTGCGGGTTTGGTATTGCAAAATTGCGACTTTTTGGGCAATCTGCAAAAATAGTGTGCAGCGGCTTCACGGAAGTGTGCAAGCATTTCATACTTTTTTGGAGGTTATGCGAAAAGTTAGTAATATTGCATCCGAAAAAAACTTTTAAAGGTAAAAAGGACTTTTAAAGGTAAAAAGGTAAAAAAGTAAAAAGGTAAAAAGAGCCTTCTTGCTTTTAAAGGTAAAAAGGTAAAAAAGTAAAAAGGTAAAAAAGATATGAGCAAAGGTAAACGAGTAAGAATCAGTAATGAGAGCGTGAACTGCTACGGCACTCGAATCCTTACATCAGGTATCGACCTGGCGCAGTATCAGCGCAACCCGGTGCTGCTCTACATGCACGAGCGCGGCAAGGTGGTGGGCTTGGTGAAGGATCTGAAGGTGGAAGGCCAGGACGTGACTGGCGAGCTGGTCTTTGACGAGGCTACGGACCTGTCGCGACAACTGAAGAAGCAATGGGAGTTCGGCAGCGTGAAAATGGTGAGCGCGAACTTCCAGGTCTTGGAGATGAGCGACGACAAGCAGCTGCTCGTCGAGGGTCAGCAGAGACCGACGGTGACGAGATCGAAACTCATCGAGGTGAGTGTGGTAGATATTGGTGGCAATGATGACGCCATCGTGCTCACTCATGAAGGCAAGACAATCTCACTTTCAGCAGGACAGAATGCCATCGACGGCGTTCTTCCCCTATTAGATAATGTAAGTAAAACCCCATTAAAAAACAAAGAAATGGAATTAAAAGATTTAGCGATCAAGTTGGGTCTGAAGGAGACCGCAACGGAAGCAGAAGTGAATGAGAAGCTCGCAAGCCTCAGTCTTGCGGCAAGTAAGGTGACCGCCTTGGAGAACCAGGTACAGACACTCCAGGCGCAGCAACAGGCCGTGGAGTTGGCCGCTGTCACACGTGCGGTGGAAACCGCCATCGCCGAGAAGCGACTTGCTGCAGGCATGAAGGATCACTTCGTGGAACTGGGCAAGAAGTTGGGTCTGGAGCAGTTGAACCTCACCCTGTCGGCCATGCAGCCCCAGGGCAAGATTACGGCAACCCTGCATCGAACCGACAAGGGTAATATCGTGGCAGACCCACAAGACTACTCGAAGTACGAAAAGCTGAGTGCCGTGCCATCCAACGTGATGATGGACTTGCACGATAACCACCACGATGAATTCGTGCGCCTCTACAAGGCGGAGTACGGCTTTGAACCTGCGTAATGTTTAAAGGTAAAAAGGTAAAAAAGTAAAAAAGTAAAAAGAGCCTTCTTGCTTTTTAAAGGTAAAAAGGTAAAAGAGTAAAAAGGTAAAAAAAAGAAAACAACAATGAAAAAGAAAACAATTATCAAGATCATGACGGCATTGCTCTTCAATGCCATTGTGGGTGGAATTATCGCAACGCTGTTGGGCTGCAGCGCCATTGGCGGTGCTATCGTGGCCAGTCTCATCGCCATCGCGGTGCCTGGCTTCATGCCTGAGGATGCAGCCTATAATGGTGTGCTGACAGAGGTGTGGACAGGTGAGCTGATCAAGGCTCTGCGCGGCAAACTGGACGCAGCATGGCTCAACGGTGTGCCCGACCAGAGTTCTATCGTCAGCAACGACGTAATCCACCTCGTAGATGTGGGTGCCGACCCACAGGTGCTTGTCAACAACACCACCTACCCACTGGATGTTCAGGATCTGAAAGACGGCGACAAGACCTTCTCGCTTGACAAGTTCCAGACCAAGGTGGTGCCAGTGACCGACGACGAGCTGTATGCTCTCAGTTACGAAAAGATGGCCCGCGTGAAGGAAAGTTGTGCCAACGCCCTGAACGATGCCAAGTATGCCAAGGCAGCCCATGCGCTCTGTCCTACGAAGAACACGGACAAGACCCCTGTGCTCGTGACTACAGGCGCAGTGGACGCCGCCACCAAGCGCATCAAGCTCTGCATTGACGATGTTGTGGCTCTGAAGCGTAAGCTCGACGCATTAGGCGTGCCTGTGACTGACCGCCGTCTGGTGCTCTGTACGGACCACGTGAACGACCTCCTCGAGACCGATCAGGCATTCAAGGAGCAGTATAACATCAACCGCAACGACGGTACCGTAGGCCGCCTCTATGGCTTCGACATCTACGAGTACGGTGCCTGTCCTACCTACAGTACTGCAGGTGTGAAGAACACCCTTGGCGCCACACCTAAGGCAGGCGAGTTCCAGTGCTCGTTCGCATTCTACGTGCCACGTGTGTTCAAGGCCACAGGCGAGACGAAGATGTACTACAGCCCTGCGGAGAGCGATCCTCAGTATCAGCGCAACTTAGTGTCTTACCGCCACTACTTCATTTGTATGCCTAAGAAGGAGGATGCCGGTGGCGTGATCTACAGCGGCTATAAGGCAGGCTAACAAGGCTTCAAATCTTCATCATATACTTAACATTAAATTCAAACGGTTAGAAAGGCGATGACAGACATGATTATGAACATCCTGCAGTGGGCTATCCCGAGCGGCGGCATAGGTGCTGCCATCGCCTGGATAGCCAATCGAAAAGTAAAGGAGGCCGAGCAGGCGAAGCGCATACACGACACCTTCAAGGAGATGTATGGCGACGTGAGCAAGGAACTCCTGGCAAAACAAAAAGAACTGAACGATGCAGCAGAAGACAATGCAAAGGCTATCGGGGAACTCAACCGCGAGAACGCCCGCACCCGTTATGCGCTCAACCGCCTCACAAGGGCTATCGAGGCTATACAGCTGTGTCCTCATCGTGCTTCTTGTCCTGTCAGCGGCGAGCTGCAGAACCAAGAAGACGTTGCTGACGCAGACGCAACAGAAACAACAGGCAAGCAGCGCAAGCCAAGACAGCAGCGTAAGCCACGACACGACGCTGACGAAGAGTCAGACGAGGTCAAGCACGACGGCTGACGAGGAGTGGCAGCAGGCGTGGCTCATCAGACCACTGGATGGCGGCGGTTATCGCATCGAGGGACGTGGACGGTCGAAGGGGCAGAATCATACAGAGGGCGAAAAGTTCGCTGGCCGCACTTCGGGGAGCACTGTTTCCAAGACGAATAGAACGGCATCAGAAAGCCGTTATAACGGTGTGGAAAGCGTGGAAGAGAAGAAGCCTCCCGAACGCGACTGGGCGATGTGGACGTATGCGGTTATCGGATTGATCCTAATAGTTTATTTATCAGTAATCATTAAAAAAAGAGAATAGAATATGGAACATATATTAGACGGAACCGACCTCATCCTGTCGGTGGGTGGCGGTGCGCTTGCCTTCAGTACCGGCTGTAAGATAACGACACAGACGGAGACCGGCGAGCGAGTGACCAAGGAGGCTGCGAGCGGCAAGTGGAAGGAGAAGTACGTGAAGAGCTACTCGGAGAGCATCAGCGCGGACGGCGTGGTGTGCACAGACGGAACCACGGATGCTCCTACCTACGACCAGCTGAAGGATATGCAGATAAGCGGCAAGCCTGTAGACGTGACGTACAACGTGCGCGAGGCAGGCAGCCGTTCGGGCAAAACAGCCGGTGGCTACAAGGGTAAGTTTGTTATCACCTCGCTGGACCTCGACGCCCAGGCAGGCGACGACTCGAAGTACTCCATCCAGCTGGAGAACTGCGGCAAGGTGGAGAAACAGACAACAGGTCTGCAGGCGACGGCTGTGGCGAGCCAGTCGGATAGTGGTGTAAAATCTGTGAAGTAACGTGTTGGTTATGAATAAGGAAATGTATATCACTATCGGCGGCGTGGAGTTACCCTGCCGCCTGACGATGGGCGCCATGCTGCTGTATAAGCGCAACATGCAGAAGGACGTGAGCCAGATGAGCGGTGGCGACATCGAGGAGCTTCTGATGTTTATGTGGTGCTGCGTGAAGTGTGCTTGCAAGGCCGACGGTGTAGACTTCGACACAGACTTTGAGACGTTCTGCTGCCAGATTACTCCCGACGACCTGAACGCCTGGAACGAGGCGATGGCACAGACGGGTGAAGATAAAAAAAAATAGCCGGCGAAGCTTCGTCGGCTGATGGCTGCGAATATGAGCCCACGGATGTGGAGCATCTGCAGGGCGTAGCGATGGGGTGTATGGGTATGAGCAAGGATGACTTCTGCCGATGCACCCCTTCTGAGTTCTATGCGGCGTATGACGCATGGTGGCAACGGGAGACGGACCTGGAGCGTGGCAGGTGGGAGCGTATGCGGATGCAGTGCCTGTGCTCTCTGCAGCCCTACTCGAAGAAGCAGCTGAGGGCGCAGGACTTCATGAAGTTCCCATGGGAAAGTGAAGAGCAGAAGGCAACATCTTGCCGGAGTCAGCAAAATGGTCAGAGCCGTGAGGAAATCATGGAGCGATACAGGGAGGCTAAGAAAAAGGCAGGGGTAAAATGAAATTATATATTATCATCCTGGCAGAGCATAATCACCCACAACATGGTGCTTATAAACATAGTGATACCACACAGAATCAATAAATCGGAAGCCCAGCCTGGCGCTTTTGCCCCCATAACCCAGTCGCAGAGAACCAGTCCTATAATGAAGCTTGCGACGGCAATCCAGCCGCAGACGGTTCTGTCTTTCATCGGTGTAACTTTATATTCTGCCATAATGATGTTTAATTAGTAACACGCTGCAAATATAGTAAAAAGAATCGAATAATCAAAATTATAAAGCAAAAAGTATGGCCAACGAGGTAAGATTTAACATTCGGCTCAATATTGACGGCAAGGAAAAGGTTGTGACGGCTACTACGGCTGTCGATAATCTGCGCCGTGTTGCTGACAGCGCAAAGGGGGCTGCCGGTGCGCTGCAAGAGCAGCTCATCAATACCAATCAGATAGTGGAGAAATGGAACAATGTCTCCAATGCTATCGGACAACTCTCGTCTGTACTAAATGATATTACCGCTGAAAGCCGCAGCTTCGGTGGTGCCATGGCGGCTGCCAACACCATGGCAGGAAAGAGCGGCGAGGACTTCGTCAAGTTGAAAGACCAGGTGGCCGAACTCTCCCACGAGGTTCCTGTTGCCCGAGACAAGTTGGCAAATGGTCTTTATCAGGTTATTTCCAACGGTGTGCCAGAGAATAACTGGATAACGTTCCTTAACAAGTCGGCCCGCGCCTCTGTGGCTGGTATTGCAGACCTTGAGGAAACGGTGAAGGTGACCTCCACTATCATCAAGAACTATGGATTAGACTGGGAGGCTGCAGGCTCCATTCAGGACAAGATACAGCTCACGGCCAAGAATGGTGTTACGAGCTTTGAGCAGTTGGCGCAAGCCTTGCCACGTGTCACCTCTCAGGCTGCCACCCTTGGCGTGAGCGTGGATGAGCTGATGGCGACCTTCAGCACACTGACGGGCGTGAGCGGTGATACTGCCGAGGTGAGCACGCAGTTGGCGGCTATATTCACCGCTCTGATCAAGCCATCGAGCGAGGCTGCAGAGATGGCGCAACAGATGGGCATCCAGTTTGACGCGGCTGCCATCAAGGCTGCAGGCGGCATGGAGCAGTTCCTTCAGCAACTCGGAAAGAGTGTGCAGGAGTACTCGAAATCGAGTGGAGTTCTGGAGCAGGAGGTGTACGGCAAACTTTTCGGAAGCGCAGAGAGTCTGCGCGCCCTCACGCCGCTGATGGGTAACCTGTCGGATAAATTCAGCGAAAACGTGAGCAGCATGAAGGACAGCGCAGGAACTATTGATAATGCATTTGATACCGTGGCACACACGGGAAGTTCAACCTTACAGATGCTCAATAATAAGTTGGGAGAATGTTCTGACACGCTGCAGAAGTCTATCGGCAACGTGCTGCCTTATATCAGTATATCCGCACAGATGGCTATGTTCGCAGCTTCTGTAGTGTCATTATCGAAGACGTTTAATATCTTGGCAGTGTCAGCCAAGTTGGCGAGAACAGTGATAGCGATGTTTTCCCCTATTGTAGAAGTATGTTCAGCCACCATGCAAGGGGCAGCTGTGAGTGCTGAGACTTTAAGACACGCAATTCGTAGTTTGATGATATCTACAGTTGTAGGTATCGCTATTGTGGCTCTTACTGAAATTATCGATCATCTCATAAATAAAAATACTCAGGCTGCGGATAGTGCAAAAAATATGGCGAGCGAAGAAGCCAAAGCTGCCGATGCTGTACAGAGTGCCTACGACAGCACACTAAAGAGCACTTATGCCAATCTGATTATGAAATACGAACAGCTGAAAGATGGCTGGAAGAACCTACGCAGTGAGCATGAAAAAACCGCATGGATAAAAAACAATCAGTCGGCCTTTGCCGAGCTGAAGATCAAGGTGAACGGAGTGGCTGATGCTGAAAACATATTTCGGAAGAATACAGGTGCTGTGGTGGAAGCCTTTACCCGAAGAGCGCAGGCTGCCGCCTATGCTGCCAAGTTGACCCAACTGTATCAGAAGCAGATTGGCCTTGTAGAGCAGAAGAATAAGGTTGTACAGAATATAGCTAATGATGCCAAAAAAGGCGGAAGACATGCTAAGGAAGGGGATGTTGTGCCTGAAAGCTGGCGAAGCGAAAGATACGGAAAAGTTGGTAATGACGGGCAGTGGCGGTTCACCAAGGTGGGTGCAGAGCGGTATAATGGCACCAACGTTTCTGGCGACAAACAAGTGGCCAAGATTGATAATTCCATTAATAATCTATCTAATCAGATAGAAGACACAAAGAAGCAAATGGCTTCAGCTGCCAATAGCAACGGGTGGATAGATACGGGCAAAATAACTTCCGGCACAGGTGGCACAGGCGGCAGAGCTGGAAGTGGCGGAACTACCAACCATACCCCGTCCGTGACCGACGAGAATGACGACCCGCTGAAGGGAAGTATCGACTGGTACATGAAAGCCATTGACGAGAAAAAGAGACAGCTTTACGCCACTGCCAACGAGGCAACCGCCAAGTCGCTCAACAACGAGATGGAGGCGCTACAGCGTGACCTCTACTTTCTGAAGGTACGCATAGGCGTGGAGGTTCCGCCACCCATAGAGGTGAAGAAAGCCATCAAGCCCATGGCAGAGCAGCTGCAGGAGTCGTTCGACGACATGCAGAAGTATCTGAAGGAGCACCCTCTGCAGGTGCAGGCCGACCCCAAGCGCTTGGAGAAGCTGACGCAGAAGATGGAAGACTTCGAAAAGATCAAGGGCTTAGGCAATATAGACCTTGGCAACTTTGAGGGCGTAAGGAAGGCGATGACAGACATACAAGGCATAGTCGACCCTACCGCTAAGGGCTTTGCTGCAGCCGGTACGGCCTGCCAGGCTCTGGGTGGTGCCATGCAGCAGTTGGGCAGCGACTCGGCCGCAGCCAAGGCAGGCTTGGTGATGGCAGCTATCGGACAATTAGCGTTGTCGTTGGCCACAGCGATGACCGACGCTGCTAAGCAGAGCTGGATAACATGGTTAGCCTTCGGAATATCGGGTACAGCGCAACTCGTGAGCATGGTGGCGACGATCAGCCAGTTTGCCACAGGTGGTATCGTGGGCGGCAACAGCAAGAGCGGCGACCGAGTACTGGCTCGTGTGAACTCTGGCGAGATGATACTGAATGCAGCCCAGCAGGCCCAACTCTTCGCCATCGCCAACGGAAGGATGCAGCCCACGGTGAACACGGACGTCCTGGCAGGACTGATGGCAGGAGGCGCAGGAGGCGTGAAGGCCGGCAGCGTGGTGGGCAAGATAAGAGGCAGGGACATCGTACTGGTGACAGCTAACGAGACCCGCTCTAATCGCAGACGCTCGAACATTAAGATCTGATTGAAAGGTAAAAAGGTAAAAAAGTAAAAAGGTAAAAAGCAGATATGTATATACACGGAAGTTACTGTAACGAGAGAGACGTGGAGGTGAAGGTGGAGATACTGACCCACGGGGACCGCACGAAGGAGGTGGAGATAGGTGGCGAGGGAAGCGACATCAGCTGGAGCGAGGACCCTGTGGAGACAAGCACGCAGGTGAACGACAGCTTCGACGTACTGCTGATGAGCCAGGCGAGCGTGAGGCTGCTGTGCCGCAACTACGTGGCTGACTTCTTCTGCTCGTCGTGCCGTGATGCGGTGGTGAACATCTATGAGGGTGGACGCTGTGTATTCGCAGGCTACCTGGAGCCTCAGGCGTTCTCGCAAGGCTACAATGAGGTGTGGGACGAGGTGGAGCTGACGTGTGTGGACGCACTGGGCGCACTACAATACAGCACCTATCGGAACGTGGGCACCGCAGGCTCATCGTATGAGAGCGTGAAGCTGCAGGCCAGCCAGCGCAGCTTCCATGACATCGTGAGCGAGATACTGACGGGGGTGACAGAGAACCTGGATATATCGGGCGGCAGAAAGACGGCCGTGCTGTATGACGGGTCGAAGGCTATCGACGCTACCAACGCCCGCCACTACTCCATCCTGGACGACCTGAGCATCAGCGAGCTGCTCTTTCTTGGCGACGAGGAGGACGACGTGTGGACACAGGAGGATGTGCTGAGCGAGGTGCTGCGCTATCTCAACCTGCATATCGTGCAGGACGGCTGGAGGATGTATATCTTCAGCTGGGAGACGATAAGGGCTGGCAAGGCTACGATATGGCACAACATAGATGGTAGCCTGAAAAATATACGGACCAGACCAGAGAAGGTGACGGTGGAGACGGCCATCGTGGCAGACTGCGACACGCAGATAAGTATCGGCGAGACCTACAACCAGCTGCTGCTGACGGCGAGCGTAACGAAGACAGAGGAACTGGTGGACGACCCGTTAGACAGCGACTCCTTGGAGAGTGTGTACGGCAAGCGCCAGCTGCTGCTGACGGAGTACAGTGCCGACGGTGAGGGATGGGCTGCGTATGACGGCATCGAGGAGATGGTGATGAACGAGGGTAAGACAACTTACGAAGGAGCAAAGGTGACCGACTGGTTCGCACTGGTGAAGAATCATCCCCGATGGACCTTCTATGCGCCCGACGGCAGGAATATGCTGGAGCTGACAAGCGGAACAGACCAGACGCAGCTGATAGACATGCTGGGTAAGATGATGTGTGCGGCGCTGATAGTGAGCACGGGTAAGGTGCAGAAAAGAGGCGACGGCTCGGACAACTCGCCCACGGCAAGCATCAGCATGACCGACTACATGGTGATAACGACCAACGGCAACGGCAAGGACACGGAGGGTGAGTACCGGCCATCGGCAGACGACATTAAGAACGCCATACCCTGCGCAGAGTATACGGGCAACGTGGCGGGCGGTGTGCTGTCGCCAGCCGACCCGATGGTGACCAACTATATAGTGATATCGGGCAAGATGGTGCTGAACCCGCTGATGAAGATGACGGACTACTGTACGACACTCTACAACAGATTCCTGTACGAGCAGGAACATCCACAGCTGTTCCCCGGTTATTGGCACAAGACGGTACCGAGCCGCAACAACAGCGACGGCAGATACTACACCCGCAAGCACTGGCACGAGGAGGCTGCAGCGATAACGGGCTGTGCCTGGAACAAGGGACCCGACATAGAGGGAAACCCAGGCTTCATACCCTACACGGCAGAAGGTCCGCAGGAGTACGAGTATCAGTACAGTGCGTATGGCGACCGCACAGACAAGCTGTCGAAGGTGCCCATCTTGGCGTGTATGCTCATCGTGGGCGACAAATGCGTGGTGGAGAAGGCTCCTGGCGAGAAGCTCGGCACGGACACAGCGGGTACTGGCAACGGCGAGAAGCAGGACTACGTGTGGCAGAAGTACAAGACCAGGGCTGAGTGCAGCAGTGATGACGAATACTACGCACAGAGCTTTACCATCGGTGTAGACCCGAAGATAGGCGATAAGATGGTGGGTACGGTGTTCGACGTGCAGAACAACGTGTGGTATTACGACGGCATAGACGCAGAAGGCACTGCCATCCCTGTGAGGTATGAGGACAAGGTGAGCGGACAGGTGAAATTCATTATCCTTGGTCCTGTGAACATTACATGGGAGGAAATCGTGAGGAGGCACCCCTCGTTCTGGCGGCACACGAAATGGTCGACCCGCAGCGTGCCGCTCCTGGCGCACACCTCGTCGATCATGGTGGAGAAGTTCGAGGTGAAGGTGGTGAGCGATAACGGTAAGGCTGAGGTGCCAGCTGGCGACAGCGACATCGTGTATATGAGCGACACGCAGGAGGCCTTCGTCAACAAGAAGGATGACCTGGAGTTCAAGATCACGACCGCACTGACTGCCGCCGACTGCAAGAAACTGGGTGTGGGCAACAGTGTATTCCTCTCTTCTCCGCTATGTACAGCTACTTCGACACCGCTGCTCTCGATATACAACAGGCGGACACAGGAACAGGCGAAGCCAGAACAGCACTACGTGAACGACTACTGGGAGGAATGGCACAAGCCGAAGGTGCTGATGGAACAGAACTTTATGGACGAAGGCGGCACGGTGTCGCTTTTCAACCTCTACCGGCATCCTGCCATCGGCAAGACCTTCGCCGTGCAGGGTATCAGTCGTAATCTGACAGAAGGCACCGCACAGGTGACGATGAAGGAGACCGAATGAAAGGTAAAAAGGTAAAAAAGTAAAAAGGTAAAAAGGGCCTTCTTGCTTTTAAAAGTAAAAAAGTAAAAAGAGGCTTATTGCTTTAGAAAGAGTTTAGAACAACATTTAAATCGTGTTAGAATATGATTAAAACGAAGATATACACCAAGCCCAAGAACACGGGCGCATCGGGCGGCAGTACAACCAGGGTGACCCGCCTGCAAGGTATTGTGACAGAAGCCGAATATGCCAGCAAGGCGGGGCGCGCGTCTGAGGCAGACAAGGCCAAGGAGGCAGGCAGCGCACAGTATGCAGAACAGGCTGGGCATGCCGGTACTGCAGGTTATGCCACGAAGGCTGGAGAGGTGGACCTCTCGGCAGAGGCGCTCGATCACTTCGCACGCAAGGATCAGGACGAGACCTTTAAGGGGAAGGTAGGGTTTAAGAAAAACGTGAATATCGAGGGTGCAGCTTCCTTTGCCGATGTGGTGGAAATGCTGAAGAAGCTGAAGGCACAGGGCGGCATCGAGACCGACTATGTGCGTTCAGCTAACTACGATGAGGATACGCAGCAGGGCTTCGGGCTGTCGCGCACGAAGAACGGCGGCTATCGCCTGTCGCTGAGCGAGCTGGAGGTGTGGTGTAAGGCGATCTTCCACGAGCTCGAGATACGCAAGTTGAGTTATGCAGGAGGAAATATATATCTTTCGGGCGCAGGCTCGAAAATTGTGCACGTGGAAGAGCAATACTCCGCATCGGGTGTTGTGACAGGCTGGAAGTGTTATCTCTTGGCAGATGATGGCAGTACGGCGACGCAAAACCTGTGGCGCGTGAAAGACCAAGCACGCTGTCAAAGCTTCAATATCCTCGAAGGGAAACACGAGGGCGTGAGCAATAAGAGCTACTGGCGACTGGTGACAGAGGTGAGCACTCAGCCTGTGACCATCAAGACTGCGGACGGTACGGCGCTGTATGGTGGAAGACTGTTTGACTGGGTGATATTGTCGGCAACCGACTGCATGGCGGGCAGCGACACGCCAACAGCTGGCGACACTATCGTGCTCGATGGCGCCAGTGAGGATGCAACACGTCAAGGAGTATTGATGCTTGAGAGTACTGGCAATGGTACACCTCGCATAGTGGGTCTGCGAGGCGTTAAGTCATATTCGCATGAGGGCAAGGAGGTATTCGTGCTCTCGCCTGACGGATCAAAGATCGTAAGCTCAGCCATCGAATGGGTATCGAGTGCTGGTGACACGATACACCTCGTTAATTACAGAGGCGAGTGGAAGGCAGGAAGCTATGACTACTACGATCAAGTGAACCATAACAACGCCCTGTGGACTTGTATAAACGAGAACGGAACAAGTCAAGAGCCTTCGGACGCAAGCAGTGACTGGCAGAAGGTGTTGTCGGGCGAGAAAGGTGACAAAGGTGAAAAGGGAGATAAAGGTGACGAAGGACCACAAGGACCTAAAGGAGAAACAGGTGCGCAGGGCGAAACGGGCGCACAGGGACCGCAGGGCGAGAAAGGAGAACAAGGTACTCCTGGTGTGAACGGAAATGACGGAGTGAGCATACTTCTCGTACAGCCCATCGTGCTCGATACTAACGATGACGGAATCGTGTCGGACACCACGGCAGAAGGACGAGTAATGGTAATGAGAGGTGGCGAGAATGTTACTAACGAGTGCTCAGACGTAAGGGTGAGCTATA